TTGGATAGTATAACACCATTATTTGACGAAGGAGTTTATTGTGTCGTAGACAATAACAAGCTTGATATGTCGGGTATTCAAATTCTTAAAGGAGAATGGAAAGACGTTATCTACGTTTATGGTAAAGTTGGATTCGAAGAGGGAAAACCAAACATAAATTTTCAGAGAGATATTGTTGTCGTTCCCGAAAATCATGACTTAGACGAACTCCTAAATAATAAGGAATTAAATAACCTTATGGGTGATATACTCGTAGAATTACTACAGGAACAAATGAGGAAAGAGAATGAACAAGGAATTACTGAAGGAACAGATTAAAAGACACGAAGGTGAAGTTTTAGAAATTTACGAAGACTCACTAGGATATTTAACGTTTGGTGTTGGACACTTAGTTAAAGAAGACGACCCCGAATACGGACAACCAGCTGGAACACCAGTTTCACAAGAAAGAGTAGACGAAGTTTACGAAATAGATTTTGACAAACACGTAGAAGAAACAGTTCACTTGTTTGAGTCAAAAGGTGGAGAAGACTTCTATGCACTTCCCGAAGATATACAACACGTTCTTATAAACATGACTTTCAATCTAGGAGGAACTAGATTTGCAAAGTTCAATAATATGTGGAAAGGTGTAATCGAAAACGATTGGGAAAAGGTTGCAGTTGAAATGGAAGACTCACGTTGGTTTAAACAAGTAGGAAGACGTTCAATTGAACTACAGGAGATTGTCAGAAGTGTCTAAAGTTAAATGTATTAGACTCGATACAGGAGAAGTGATTATCGGGTTTGTAAGTAAAACATTATTGGGTGATTATAAAATCGAAGAGGCTCAACTTTGTATCACAGACGTGCAAGACGGAAAGTTCGAAGTAAAACTTGCACCATGGATTCCCTATGCAAAAGAATATAACTTTATTATTAACAAAGATTTAGTGCAAACAGTCTTTGAACCAAGACCACAATTAGAAACAAACTTTAAGGTTGCAACTGGTAATAATAACCAAAGAGGTAAATAATGAAAGATATGACAAATGAAATTCTAAAAGGTGTTGTTGCTCATGCAGACGGACATATTGCAAAACACAAAGCAAACATTCTAGTTCAATGTAAAAATTCAGTAGGGGTTGCAGAACATGGTGACCACATTGAGACAATCGAAAAAGAATTAGAACAAATTGCACATTACGAAGATTTAAAAGACGTAGTAAAAAAACATTTTTCAGAATATACAGACAGAACCACATTGACAGAATAGACCCTATTGTAGTATAATAACTACATGGATTTCTATACAAATGTTTGTAGGACTAGGGACAAGATTCTAGTCAAAGGCTATAAGAACGGAAAACAACAAAAACTTTCTGTATCTTATAGACCAAATCACTATATCCCTTCTAAGAAAGGGGAAACACCATTCAAAAGTTTAGACGGAAGACCACTCGAAGCAGTGAATCTAAACTCTATGGGTGGTGCAAGAAAGTTCAGAGAGAGATACAGTGGTGTCGAAGGATTCGAAATCCATGGATACGACAGATATATCTACACTTATATTGCAGATAAATTTCAAGGTGATATCAAGTGGGACTTGAAATATATAAAGATTGCAACACTTGATATTGAGTGTGAGTGTGAAGACGGATTCCCCGAACCAATCTATGCAAATGAAAAGGTCAATGCAATATCAATCAAACCTATTGGTGAAGATACACAAGTGTTTGGTATCGGCCCTTGGGAACACAACAGAACAGACGTAGTTTATCACAACTGCAAAAACGAATCAGAACTCTTACTCAAGTTTATAAAATACTGGAGAACAGAAAACTTTGATATCATTACTGGTTGGAATGTAAACAGTTTCGATATCACATATCTTTGTAATCGTATTGATAGAATTCTTGGTGAGGGAGAACACAAAAAACTTTCACCATGGAATCAATGTGACGTGAGAGAATTCCATTCGGGTTTTGGTCAGAAACAAATGATATTCAATTTATATGGTATCAATGTTCTTGACTATCTTGAACTGTATCGTAAACATACATTCGTTAATCAAGAATCCTACAAACTAGAAAACATTGCACAAGTAGAACTTGGTAAAGGTAAGATTGACTATTCAGAGTATGGTAATTTACATACACTATACAAACAGGATTATGCAAAGTTCTTAGAATATAATGTCAAAGACGTTGTCCTTGTTGAAGAACTAGAAGAGAAATTAGGATTGATTGAATTGACTTGTGCAATGTCATACAATGCAAAGTGTAATTACAATGACACTTTCGGAATGGTGAAATATTGGGAAACCATAATCTACAATCACCTCAAAGAACAAAACATTCAGACACCACCACAAAGACTGAAGAGTGGTAATGACAAGACACACCAAATCGTTGGTGCATATGTCAAAGACCCAATAGTCGGTGGACATGATTGGGTAGTGTCATTCGACTTGAACTCACTGTATCCACATATCATTATGCAATACAATATCTCACCCGAGAAAATGGTAAAAGGAAACAGACAAGATATCAACGTAGATAAAATGTTATCTAAACAAGCAGACTTATCTTATGTCTATCAATGTGGAAATACAGTCACACCAAATGGTGTAATGTATTCTAAAGATAAACAAGGATTTCTTCCCGAACTTATGGAACGACTCTATGACGAAAGAAAAGAGTGGAAGAAGAAAATGATTGGTTATCAGAAAGAACGAGAAGTCTGTAAAGAACTAAAACGTAAGAGAGAACTTGATACACTTATTAAACGTGCATACAATAATCAACAGGTTCGTAAGATTGCACTTAACTCAGCATATGGAGCTCTTGCAAATCAATACTTTGCATTCTTTTCTATCGACCTTGCAGAGTCAATCACAACCAGTGGTCAGTTAATTATCAAGTGGTCAGAGAAAACTATTAATGAATTCCTAAACAAAACACTTGAGACAGAGAACGAAGACTATGTGATTGCAATGGATACCGATTCTGTTTACATTACAATGGACAAACTAGTTAAGAAAGTTTTACCCGAAGAAACAGACAAGACCAAGATTGTAGATTTTCTAAACAAATCTGAAGGAATGATTGAACAGGTTCTTGCAAAAGGATTCAAAGAACTTGCAGAATACACCAATGCATTCCAACAGAAAATGCAAATGGGGAGAGAGGTAATTGCAGACAGAGGTATTTGGACTGCAAAGAAAAGATACATTCTCAATGTTCATGACAACGAAGGTGTAAGACTTGCAGAACCGAAACTTAAAATGATGGGTATCGAAACTGCAAAGTCTTCTACACCTCAATGGGTCAGAACAAAACTAACAGAAGCCTTAAAGGTGGTTATGAATGGAACTGAACAAGAATTGTGGGAGTTCGTAGAAACTGCAAGAAAAGAATTCAGAAACCTTCCACCCGAAGAGGTTGCATTTCCAAGAGGTGTAAAAAATCTTGCACAATACTCTTGTCCTACAAACATTTATTCTAAAGGAACACCAATTCATGTTCGAGGTTCTCTACTACACAACCATTTATTGAAATCCAAGAACCTCGACATGAGATATGAAATGATTAAGAACTCAGATAAGATTCGTTTTTCATATCTCACAACACCAAACCCAATCAATGAGAATGTCATATCGTTTATTAGTTCACTTCCTAGGGAACTAGATTTACATAGATTCATTGATTATGATATGCAATTTGATAAAGCGTTTACAGAACCATTAAAGAATATCGTAAACTTAATTAACTGGAATGTAGAACCAGTTGCAAGTTTAGATTCGTTCTTTGGTTAGGAGACACTATGAAACACATGATACGTTGGATGAAGATTAATGCATTTATTAATCTATATCTCGGAATAATTTTAACATTCGTTTTGATTGCACTGGTAGTGGATATCACACTGGACAGTTATTGGCATTCAAATGACTTCAAAGATTTACTTTTAGGTAAAGATGTGGCACCTACTGATTAGTATAAAGTTTTATGTGTATAGTGTATTGATTGCACATACACTGATAATGTTTTATATGTTCCCAATAATACCAATTGCAATAGGTTATATACTTCTTGCAGCTGCAATAGGTTTTTTTGGTTTGTATATTGCATATGATTACGATAGAACATTTACCCAATACAAGAAAACCCAAAATCCCATAGATTGGGACTTGTTTGACACTAAATACTCTAGGAGTTAGATTCTCAGTTGGAGGTCTAATAAAATTAATCCATATGGAGTAAACAATGAAAATAGCATATATTGCTATTTTTGTGGGTATATTACTTCCTTCTTGTGCCTCAGTTGGAGCAGTTATTGAAGGTGGTAAAGAGTTTACAACTGGTGTTGTCGATGGTGCAGTTCAAGGAACTCAAACATTGGTAAACGCAGTTGCAGATGATGTAGTATCAGTTGGAACGTTAGTCGCAGACACTACAACAGGAGTCATTGACACTGTTGCAGACGAAGTTGACCGACAGACAGATGAACTACAAGAGGAAGAGAAAACTGAAAAAAAGTAGAGGAGGTCATTCCGACAGTTGTATTACTGGAGGCTATGATGCTCTATTGTTCAGAGTTCCCACAAAAATGTAGAACTAGAAGAGGGGACTAACTAGTCCCTTCTTTTTTATTATAAATAAGAGTAATGGCATATAGTAAACAAGTGATTGAGAGGTTCGAAGGTGTTTTAAATTCACCCGAACAATTCTCAGTTGGAAGATTTGACCCTAACGACCCGAATGTAGCAACAGGAATGACGGGTGCTCCCGCATGTGGTGACGTTATGAAACTTCAATTGAAACTAAATCCCGACACTAATGTTATAGAAGACGTAAAGTTTAAAACATATGGTTGTGGAAGTGCAATTGCAAGTTCAACTATGTTCGTTGATATGTTAAAAGGTTTAACTATAGACGAAGCCAAGGAAATTAAAGATAAGGATATTGCAGACGCATTAGAACTTCCACCTATAAAACTACACTGTTCAGTGTTAGCAGAAGATTCAATCAGACGTGCAATCCAAAACTGGGAAGAAAAATAATGTATGAGTATAAAGTATCAGTAGTGAAAGTGGTCGATGGTGACACTGTAGATGTAGATATCGATTTAGGATTCGGTATGGTTTATAAGAAACAACGTGTGAGAATGTTAGGAATCGACACGCCAGAATCTAGAACTAGAGATTTAACCGAAAAGAAATTTGGTAAAGCAAGTAAAAAACATCTCAAAAAACTATTAGAGGAGTGTGAAAGTGTATCCCTTGTATCACATGACAAAGGAAAATTTGGTAGAATTTTGGGTGAATTATTTGCTCATCATATCGAAGGACACCCAGTCTTTGGACACAAAGTCAACATAAACGAACAAATGATTTTAGATTATCATGCAGTAAAATACACTGGTGGTAATAAAGAAGAAATCGAAGAAGGTCATTTAAAAAACAGAGAAAAATTAATCCAATTAGGTGAGGTAGTATTATGATTATAACACCTATGGATTGTTTCTATATCTTAATGATTGGTGTAATCTTTGCATTTATCATACACTTAGAAGTCAAAGTGTCTTCCTTAGTTTCTATGATGGAAGAACATGTCAGAATAGACGACAGACTTTGTGATATTTCTAAAAAATTAGACAAAAACCCCTAGACAAAACCTAACATTGATACTATAATGTATATAAACATTATGGAGAAGTGTTATGTCATTTATTAAAGACTTAGTGAAATCCTCGGGAAACGAGTATGCAAATATTGTTTCTGAAGGGGTTGCAGCTGGGGACGTAGATACCTTTGTTGATACAGGTTCTTATGTCTTCAATGCATTACTCAGTGGTTCACTTTATGGTGGACTTCCTAAAAACAAAATTACTGCAATCGCAGGTGAATCAGCAACTGGTAAAACATTCTTTGCATTAGGAATGGTCAAACAGTTTCTAGAAGATAATCCCGAGTCTGCAGTTATCTACTTCGAATCTGAATCTGCAATCAGTAAACAAATGATTGAAGAGAGAGGAATCGATTCAAACAGAATGGTTATCGTGCCTGTGGTCACTGTTCAAGAATTCAGACAACAGGCAATATCTATACTTGATAAGTATTTGGAAACTCCAAAAGATAAAAGACCACCTATGATGATGTGTCTTGATTCACTTGGAATGTTATCCACTACTAAAGAAATCGAGGATACTGCAGCGGGTAAAGAAACTCGTGACATGACTCGTGCTCAAGTTGTTAAAGGTGCATTCAGAGTTCTAACACTTAAGTTGGGACGTGCTGGTGTTCCTATGATTGTGACTAATCACACTTATGACGTGATTGGTTCTATGTTCCCACAAAAAGAAATGGGTGGTGGAAGTGGTTTGAAATATGCAGCCTCTTCAATTATCTATCTTTCAAAGAAGAAAGAAAAAGAAGGAACAGAAGTCATTGGAAATATCATTCATTGTAAGAATGCAAAATCAAGACTTACAGTTGAGAACAGAATCGTAGACGTAAGATTGTCATACGATAGTGGTCTTGATAGATACTATGGTCTTTTAGACCTTGCACTTGCAAGTGGTATCTTCAAGAAGTCTTCAACAAGAATTGAATTACCAAATGGTAAAACAGAGTTTGGTAAAACCATTAACAACAACCCCGAGAAATACTTTACAGATGATGTAATGGAAAGACTCGAAAAGGTAGTAGAAGGATACTTTAAATATGGAAACGAGAATAGAACAGACAATACTGAAGAATCTGATTCAGAGTGAAGAGTTTGCACGAAAGTGCGTCCCATTCATTAAATCGGAGTATTTTGCTGATACTGAAGAAAGAACTATATTCAATGAAATATTTGAATACTTTCAGAAGTATACCAAACCACCAACAGTAGAAGCACTTCTCATAAATCTTGAAAACAATTCTTCTCTTAACGAGAGTATTGCAAAAGGTTCAAAAACTATAGTTGATAAGATTGGTAAAGATAAGGAGACCACACCAAGTGAGTGGTTAGTGGAAGAAACGGAGAAATGGTGTAAGGATAGAGCAATCTATATTGCAGTCATGGACTCTATCGAAGTTATAGATAAAAAATCACAAAGGTCTACTGGTGAAATACCCGA